CTTTTCATCCAGAATATCACCCACCAACAGAATCCGCGAACAAATCAATTTGAGGGATTTAATTGATAAGCATGGTTTGGCTCTACCCATTGAGCCGAACTTCGAAGAACCACAAGAGGATATTTCGGAAAGTCCACAATTGGCTATCCATGCAAATCTTTATGTGTTCAGCGGTCACACATTGGCCAACCTAGTGGACGAAATTGTTGAGTTTGCCTACCAAGAGACATTCAGCATGATCAAACGGAAAATGCAATTCATGGAGGAAAACGAATAATGGAAAAGAAAGAATTGAGCCCACTGGCCAAGCAATTGTTGGGCGGCGCGGGCCACCTTGAAGTATTCACACAAGCTGAGTTTGATGACGCTCTGGCGGTCGCCAAAGCCGAGATCATGATGGTGGCCATAGAAACCACCAAAAAGGCCATACAGATCGAAAGAGACGCTTGTGCTGAACTTGCCCTTGAATGGAGCCAAGAAGAGCTCTCAGTGGCTATACGCAACCGTATGAAACCAAAGGAGACAGAATGAAGAAGTTTATCCAAGACATGGAAGAGCGCACAGGCATTCACTGGGGATTGATGGTTGTCTACATGATGGCCGCCGCAGTGATTCTCATGGACATGATGATTTGGAGGCCCAATTGAGCCAAGAAGACGAAAAGGCATCAGAAATCTACGCACAGCTCAATCCTCACATTCAAAATATATTGAGCAAGATTATGGAGAAGGAGGGCCCAGAGGTCTTCCTGACCATCGTCACCAACATGGCTGTGGAGCTCATGGCGTTGGCTATGATCACAGTCAGAATCAATCCAAACGTGAAGGAAAAGCAATTCAGCTTTGACCACATGATGGGGTTGTTAATCCAAGACATTAGGGCCAGATACGACACAGCCGAAGCTTCCTATGAAATGCAAGAGAAGATTGAAAAAAGCGGGCCTATGGGCATGGCTGACGAGATGTTTATCTGCAGACCCTTAAATTAGGGAAAACACCTAAAAAATAGTTGACACAAACTCTAACTCTGAGTTATACTGTAGTCACTGCAACAGAGCAGGTTTATAACAAGGAGTTAGAAATGTCATACACAGCAGTAATCGAAGCAAGAATCGCAGGTATCCCATGCAAGGTAGGCGTAACACACTTTATGCATCATGCAGGTAGCTACAGCTATCACGCCGCGAGTGATTACGACTATGAAGGCTATACAGAGATTGAGTTCGAGGTGTTAGACCGCAATGGCCGCAAGGCACCTTGGCTAGAGCGCAAGATGTCCGATAAGGACGTTGTAGCAGTTGAAAGCAGTATCATTAAGTATTTCGAAGAAGAGGCAGAGTATGACTATTGAGGACTTTAAACCCATGATCAAGATGGCCGTGGAGGACACGGTCAAATCACGCACAATGATCGCATATTGCGATTACATTGCGTACCAGATTCAAAAGAACCTGAAGGCTTTGGACGCAGTGCATGACAAGCTGTTGGCCAGTGTAGGCAATATGAAGTTTGATGCGACCGACGACGGCAAGTTCCTATCAACCAAGAAAACCATCATGGTGGAAGACCGCTACGGTAAAAAGTACAAGATCACTGTGGAGGAAGCGTAAAGTGGTTACTAAGAAAACAACAGAGCCCAAATTCGCAATGCCGCAAGAGGTTAAGGAATGGATTGATCGGGCTCATGCAACCATGAACCACCAGAAAGGTGAGATTGAACGATTAAAGGCCGAGAACAAAGAGCTCAAGAGCTACAAAAAGTGGGCCGAAAACCGCATATTGCGCAGTGATCAAGAGGAGTAATACAATGAGACTGCACAGGAAGTGTGCATTCTTTGCAGTTGCCTTGGGTAAGGGCAATATCTTTGGGAGAGCTAATCACTCTCCTTTTTTTTTGAAAGATGCAAATGAACTACGAACTTAAAGAAATTAAATTGACATTCACATGCAAGCTCGCGAGCTTTGAAGCAGATATCATCGTGCAACGTACAGAACAGATATTCCAAGCAATGAAACAAAGCTTGGATGAAGAAATCATAGGGATTGCGGTAAGCGCCGAAGAGCAAATAGTCCTATCAGAAATAAAGTGAAGATATTCACCTAAATCTATGTTTCAGTTACACTCTGCACAATGCGCTGAAAATATCGCGCGAAAGGAACAGAGATGACAAAACGAAAAGATCCTAAAGATTACCTACCAAGAGGAAGACCATCAGGATACTCCATAGAACTAGCAAAGGTTCTATGCAATAGGCTAGGACTAGGGGAAAGCTTGGCACAGATCTGTAGGGATCCAAGCATGCCCAGTCACGGAACAGTTTATACATGGTTGCATGATCATCCAGAATTCTTAGAGCTCTACACGCGTGCGCGCGAAGAGCAGGCTGAGACTCACGCTGACGAAATCGTGTCCATTGCGGACGAGACGCCTGAATTGGTGCCAGTGTTCGACAAGGATGGCAACCAGATCGACGTCAAGCTTGATTCGGCTTACATCCAGTGGCAGAGACAGCGCATTGACGCAAGGAAGTGGAACGCCGCCAAACAGCGCCCACGCAAGTACGGCGAGCGCATAACGCACTCTGGCGACGATACAAGCCCTGTGGTGGTAGAGAACAACATGAACGTGTTCGGCGAGCTCCTCAAGGCCATCAAGATGCAAAGGCAAGCTGAATGAGTGTCGTTGACGCGATACTAGATGACGAACCAACTCTTTTTGAAGAGTTTAAGAAACTCACCCCTATCAATCAGATAGCCTTCAATTGGCAGATGAAGTGGCTCAAGGCGGCCCACAAGCACCAGATTGAGCCCGCAGGGGATTGGTGGGCCATATGGCTCATGCTTGCAGGCCGTGGAGCAGGCAAGACCCGTGCGGCGGCGGAGACCCTAGCATCATGGGCGTGGAATCAACCCAACACCCGATGGCTTGTATCGGCCCCTACCAGTGGCGACGTCAAGGGCACATGCTTTGAAGGCGATTCTGGCCTGCTATCCATTATCCCCAAGGAGCTCGTGGCCGACTACAACAAAGCCCTTCACGAGATCAAGCTAGTCAATGGCTCATTCATCAAAGGCATCCCTGCATCGGAACCAGAGCGTTTCCGTGGCCCCCAGTTCCACGGCGGATGGTTGGACGAGTTGGCCGCGTGGGAATACCTTCAAGACTCATGGGACATGATCCAATTCGGCATCCGATTGGGTAAGCACACCAAGCTGATTTGCTCCACCACACCAAAGCCCAAGGACTTGATCCTTGATCTGGTTGGGCGCGAAGGCGACGACGTGGTGGTGACCAAAGCATCGACCTACTCCAACATTGCCAATCTGGCTCCATCGTTCCAGAAACAGATTCTTCAGTACGAAGGAACGAACCTCGGCCGCCAAGAGATCCACGCCGAGCTCATCGACATGGAGGAGTCGGGAATCGTCAAGCGTACATGGTTCCGACTCTGGCCCGATGGTAAGCCCTTCCCTAAACTTGAATACATCATTCAGAGCTATGACTGCGCTACATCTGACAAGACATACAACGACCCCACTGGATCGATCACTATGGGCGTGTTTAAGCCTATGGATGGCGGTATGTCGGTGATGATCCTAGACTGTTGGCAAGAGCACCTTCAATACCCTGATCTGCGCCCCAAAGTGCTTGATGAGTATGAATCAGTCTTCGGCGAAGGACGGGACAAGAAGCTTGTGGACTTGGTTCTGGTGGAGGACAAGAGCGCAGGCATATCACTCATCCAAGACTTACAGCGGGCGCATCTGCCTGTGCATGCGTATAACCCTGGCAAAGCGGACAAAGTCCAACGCCTATCCATCGTGGCCAATATCATCAAAGCAGGGCGCGTGTGGGTGCCTGAGTCCAGTAAGCGCAAAGGCTTTGTCCGTGACTGGGCTGAAGGCATGGTGAGCCAGATCTGCTCCTTCCCTGAGACGGCACACGATGAGTTCGTGGACTGCATCAGCCAAGGGCTCCGATACCTGCGTGACGCAGGATGGATCAGCATCGATGCGCCACCCCGTGAGGAGCTCATGCAAGAGGACATCGACGACGCAGAACTCTACAACAGGAAGGGTCGATCAAACCCCTACTCGCAGTGAGGAATACTAGTTTAACTAGTAATCAATTTGTATTAAGAGGTGAAAATGAATGGCCGAGATCATCAAGACGATTGTTATAGGAAAGTCCTCCACATTGACGGAACGCGAATCACTTTGTCTGACCATAAGTTTGAGCTGTCAGCGACACCAAGGAACGAAGTGTGGGAACAGCAAGCAGTGCAGATGTTCAGAGAATGGATCAGATGGAGAAAGAGGCAAGAGGAGTTGCGCGAACTTGGGCCTATGTCAAGGTGATGCACGTTGCGACGATTGTCCGAGCATAGGATAATGGCGCAATGAAGAAGCCTAAACCTACTGTTAATCAAATGCGTGAGGAATTGCGTTTGTACCATGGTACAAGCGGGAAACCATTTCATGAATTTAAAGGAACAACTTGGTTAAGTGATTCACCTCATGTTGCATCAACGTATGCCAATAAACATACTGTGACCCCAAGAGTAATACCAGTACATGCAAGGCTCAAAAACCCATTAGAGGTTCATGCATATGAAGAAAATTACGGTAATCTTCCGTTAAATCTTTCCGTGCATGGAAATAATGGCAGAAGCACTCTTCATAGAGAGTTGGAGTTGCATGACTATGACCCAAACGAAGATACTATTGATTCTGATACCGTAGCAAGTCGAGCTAAAAAGCTTGGCTATGACGGTGTAATCTTTAGGAATATGGAAGATACTGGTGCTGGTCAAGACGCTGAAAACAATCCCTATTCAGATGTTTATGCGGTTTTTGATCCCAAAAAAATCAAGTCTGCAATAACAGGCAAGTCAAAAGGAAAAATTCCTATGGCCGATGGTGGCTCAGTTATGGGCATTAACGTCAAATCAGACACCAAAGCAGGCCGCCGATATGCCGACATGATTGTGGATGGACACAAGACTCTTGAGTCACGCAACAGCGATTCTTTGCGTCCTTATGTAGGCAAGCGCGTGGCGATTGTCAGAACTGGTGAAGGCCCTGCTAAAGCAATTGGTGAAGTGACTATTGGTAAGCCTATGGTGGCCAACAAGAAAAAATTTCGGTCACTAGAAGACAAACATCATGTGCCTGAAGGATCAGCTTTTGACATCAACACACCGACTAAACATTTGTACCCTATGCATGATCCTGTTCGTTATGACAAAGAACACGATGTAGGTCATGGAATCATAGCACGCAAGGTAATGCATAAAGCCAAAGGTGGCATAGTATCAATGCTATGCAAGCATGGACGCCCAGTAGACAGCGACTTAGATGCTATGAAAAAGATGAGCAATGGTCATAGAGTATTCATAGCCCATGAGCAAGATGAAAAACCTAGAGAGATTACATCTGTAAGTGAGATGCATGGTTATACCCCAGATCAAATATACACAATAGACCCAAAGCATTTTATGCAACACAAAGCAATTGGAGGCTCCATGCAACCACAATCAGAACCCACACTAGCTCAAATGCGCCTTGAGGTTGCCCGTCATAGCAACCCCGCAGTGATGAACAACATTGGCGTCAATGAAGCCGTGGACATCAATCCCAAGATGTTTGTTAATCCCAATCCCAATTCGTCTGGATTGCCTGATGTGGGTGGCGTGAAGACTGACAAAGGCGCTTTGCCTGTTGGTGGCGTAGACGTCAATCCAATGATGGCGGGCACACAGTTCATGCCCCAACAGCCACAACAACCCCAACAGCCACCACAAGGCCAACAAAGCCCATTCCCTAGCATGGCGCCTGCAGGTTCTGGCATGCCCCAAAGTCCAAGCAATATCTTGAACTTGACGCCTCAAGGCCAAGCCATGAGCGCCATCAAGCCACCCATGACTCCTAATATGGCCAAAGGTGGTGCAGTCGGTCACTTTGCCAAAGGCGGAAGCCAGAAAGAAAAAGCAGAAGAGTCTAAGCGTATTCTGGTGGAAGCCACAGGGCCAAATGGCATCAAGGGTATTGTTATTCCACGTCACATGTTGGAAGGTAAAACCTATGGTGGTACTGGGCCTAAAGCAGGACAGAAAGTTGAAGGATTGCATGATCTAAACAAAGCAAGAGCTAAAGTCTATGGATCAGAAAATCGTCCACCGTTAAACATTGGACAGATGGGCAGAATTCACAAGCAAGTATTGAGTGATCACTTTGCCAAACCAATTGATGAGCAAACAGCGGCCGAAAAAGAAGCGTTAGAAAGATTGCGCGAAGCCAAGCACATTGGATCTAAGGCAAACACATTGGATGAGAGCGAGAAGCTTGATACAGTGCGTCACGAGACTGATGACCAAGGACGTACTCATGTGGGTTATG